AAATTGAATTTTTAAGTTTAATAAGCTAACGTAAGGCTAACAAACTTTGAATTTTTATCGATAAATGGTAAAATAAAACTGATTTGTAATCAGTGGGTTGCAGGTTCAACTCCTGTCACCAGCTCCAAAAATAAACGCACGAACGATTAAAACGAATCGTCCGTGCGTTTTTCTTTTTGCTTGAAATGCCTTAAAATCTCCTGAATGAACGTGACAATCTAACAAACAATCTAACAAATCAATACTTCATCTTCCGCATTTCGCGCAACAGATAATCCGGGTCATTGTGGGAGACGTACTTGTTTGCTGTGGTGGAGAAATTTTTGTGACCCAAGATGGCTTGCACGGCAGTCTTTTCCAGGCCGCACTCCACCATCTTGCTGCTGGCCGTGTGGCGCAGCGTATGCGGATGCACCCCCTCTATATGGCACTCCTGCATCAAGGCCCGAAACTTTGTAGCCACGTTGCGCTTGTCCAGCTTTGTACCGGCTTTGGACGGTATCAGCCACTCACAGCCGCTGTCAAGCATCCAAAAGGCAATGATTTTATAAATTGGGTCCAAAATAGGGATAATGCGGTTTTTGCCCGCCTCGGTCTTTTCGCCGCCCTGCATATACCGCTCTTTTAGATGCACATCGTCGCAGCGCATGGAGAGCAGCTCATCGATACGCATACCGGTGTAGAGCAGCACCATTGCGATTTGTGCTGTCTGCCCAAGCTTCGGGTCGTCTTGCCGGCTGCTGATCTGCTCGATCTCTTGAGCGGTCAAGGTTCGCTCTGCCTTGCCTGTAGCCGCCGGGAGCTGCAAGAGCATGGCATAGTTTTTGTTTATGATGTCCTGAGCCATTGCCCACTCGCAGATCTGGCTGAAAAGTGTGCGCTGCTTTTCGCAGGAGCTGCGGGAGAGGCCCTTTTCCACCATCTGGTCAATCACTTGTTGATAGTCTGCGGCTTTTAAGTCTCGGAGCTGTCGGTCATACAGCAGCGAAGCCTTTGCATAGGCCAGCTCATAACCCTTTTTCATGTCAGTGCCGAGCTTTTCAAATTTGGGCTGCGCTTTCCATTGGGCGTAGGCATCCGCAAAAGTGCATTTCAGACGCGCTGCGGGGGTGTTCTGGGCGTTGTAAGCGTCCAGTGCTTGTACTGCTTCACCCGGCGTCGCAAACGTCCCCAGAACGTCTCGCTTGGCTGTCAGGGCCACATACGGCTTTGACCTCGTCCCGCTCAACTTATATACACTGCCGCTGCCCTTTGGGCGGCGGCGCTTTTTTCTTTGCTGCGGGGCGGCTTCGGGCTGCTTCTTGCCGCAGTATGGGCAAAAAGATGCATCATCCGGTATTTCCCGACGGCAGCAGGCGCGAATACACCTCAACGCTCTTCACCTCGCTTTGCAGTATAGTCGGTCTCGCCGCTCTTCGCGGCCTCTTTTCCCGCCTGGTATGCCGACTGCAGAAGACTCACCGGAGGCTGGACTTCCCACGGGATCGGGTCTGTTCCTGTAGCCACGGCGAACCCGTAATTGTCCAGTATTTGGCCGCAGACGGATACCTTGTTTTGCAAGGGAGTGTGCAGGTTTGCGCACACCTCAGCAAACACCGCCGGTGGATAGCTGCCATGTCGGCCCAAAAGGATAAACAGCACCATCTCTTTTACAATTCGCGGCGCTGTGCGAAAGTATTCTGTAAGCGCCTCATCCAGCTCTTCGTCTGATTTGCGCTGTACGGGCTCTTTATAAAGTTCTGGGTGCAGCATTTCTTGCATGGCGGGGAGCGGAGAAGTCCCGCAAGCCTCAAACCAGTCCATTATCTTGTCAGCTGGTGGGCTGGACGCCCCGCACTCCCAGCTCTGGATCGTAGCCTTTCCCTTGTTGATCCGGCGGGCCATGTCGACTTGGCTCAAGCCTGCCGCGACTCTGGCCCGCGCCAATGCGACACCAAGCTTTTCCGCAGTAAAGTAGCTCATCAATTATAACCTCACAAATTTCCATGCCATAAAAACAAAAAGTGACATGGGAAAAACCCATGCCACTCGACAGAGCGGAAGTCCTTCAAGTTTTCCCATAAAATGGTAAAATCTAAAACAAGTTGGACAAATTGAACAAAAACAGAGGTGAAATAAAATGGATTTCGAGCAAAGAAACGGCAAAGAAAACGAAATGACCATCATTGACGGGATGCCTGCCACCATTTTGACCGGCACGGCCCGAACACCTGAACCTTGGGAGGACTAAAGATGGACAAGATGAAGCTGTTTTGCACCCACATCCGCGCCGCGCTGGCCTGCTATGAGGATATGCCACCCGAGGGACAGGCCCGGGCTCGACTTTTCGTGACCCGCAAGGCCGGGGACATCCGGCAGCTCAAGGCCGCAGCAGACGCGCCCGGCGGGGAGCTTGCCGCTGAACTGTTGCAAAAAATGCAACAACCTTGCAACCACGGATAGCAACGTGCATATTTTGCACGTTGTTCGCGCAAAACGCGCGTATTTAGCAAAAAGTCAGCGTAAATTTCAGCGATTCAGCGCAAATGCTAAATTTTTCGCGCATTTTTGCGCGATTAAACGCGCTTGACGCGTTACAATCAACGGTTGTATAATGTGGTTGTTACCTACATATCGAGCATCGAAATGTTGGAGTCGAGCTCAGACTTCCCTTTTTCGGTTAAAAAATACTTGCCTTTTTCATTCATCTGGATAAAGCCCCGTTTTTCCAGCGTCTGAAGATGGTAGCCAACATTTTTTATGCCATACTCAAACCACCAAAGCCCCGGATAACCATATCTCGGGTGCGGATATGTCCCATATGAGCAATATTTCAGCAATGCAATTTCGGTTCGGTACAATCCATTCGCGGTAGAGGATTGATTTTGCATCTGCTCTGCAAACGGAATCACTCGACGCATACCATTCACGGCATCAAGAGCAAAAGACGGAACATAATCCTTATAATAGGATGGTTCTTGATAATACTTTTGTTCTTCTGCCGGAATGGGCGGTTCTTCTCCATTCATAAACGAAAACGCTGTAAATAAATCCATTGGTTACACCTCTTGCAAAGCGGAGTGTTTCATTTCAAGATACGTTTTAGATCGGAGTGGCATTCGGTCTAAAAACGGCTCAAAAGATGCATACCATCTTTGCGTAGAGTTTGAGCGGCCACGTTCAGTCTTGAGACCGGAAAGCTTCTGGGCCTGTTTTGCATAGGCATTATCTATCAGCACATTTACGGTTTCAGCAGTGGTTTCCGGGTCAAGCGCCTGAGCTTTCAAGGCTGGAAGGTCACAGGTGAATTTTATTCCCTTCTGTTGCAGCTCTATCATGTTGTCGAGACGTTCCAAAGCAAGGTCATACCGAGAGAAAAAAGTATCTGGGTCTGCCGTTTTCTGCATGATATTCAGGGAATCTTGAAATTCATCCATGAAAATCTTGGCGTTCATCTGGTCAATTTCTGCTATTGTTTCTTCTGGGGTGATCTTATCAATGCTTTCCATTGCAGGGAAATCAAAAGCATCTGGAGCAGCTGCGGTGTCTCCTGAATGATAAGAGCGGTATTTGGTTTTGTTATAATCGACAACGCAAAGTGCTGCAACCAAAAAAGGAAAGGCAAAGAAAGCGACAAACAAAAGGGAAATTTCTGAAATATTGAAAGAAGGCTTCCAGATGCTCAGTATAGGACACAAGCAAATTAAACCAATAGCAAAGCAACCAGCCCATTGCAAAAGCGTAGGCCTTGCGTCTTTCCATTTTACGGATGCTTGCTTGTACGGCTCTCTTCTCTGAATTGTAGAACTAGAAGGAGCTGGAGAAAACATAGCTTTTGCTATCGCACGTTGTGTGCGTTTGCTTGGCGTGATTGCCTTCCCGACTTTTTTAAGCCACCGTTTGTTTGCGCGGTCTCGCTGAGTATAAATAGATACCTTCCTGCGGCCGCCTCGTGCCATACCGCAACACCTCACACATAACAATTATATAAGGAGGACAAAGCAAAATGCAGGACACATCTTTTAGCCCGGACGAAATCAGAAAAATCATCGAAAAGCTTAAGAGTGACCCTGCATTCCGTCAGAAAGTCCTCGATATTCTAAACAGCTAAATCACAGCAACGCCCGGATCGCATTCTTTTTTGAGTCCGATGCGGCCATGATTTTTCTTACAAGCTCAGCATCTTCTGGGGACAGCCCACTCAGGCTTACCGTCTCCAGGGCGCTGGGCTTTTCTTTTTGCTCTTCTCCCATAAGCTCTTCAATGGAAATTTGTAGAAAATCAGACACAAGCAATAGCTTATCTTTCGGCGGATAGCGCTTTCCATTAGCCCATTTTCCTACTGTTCCGTTGGCGAATTTCAAATCTTTCTCCATTTTTGTAATGGAACTGCCTTGATTTTTACACGATACACGGATGAATTTCACTAGTTCGGGCAAAGAACGCATAAAAAACTCCTCCAATAGCCTAATTTTCTATTGACAACTAGAAAATTAGGCTATATAATAGAGAGCGTAAGGGGCAAACAAAACCAAAGCCCCTGACAATATTATATCGGGCAGACGCTAGATTTTATTCACTTTGTACCTCGCAACTACATAGTAGCATATTTTCTAGTGATTTTCAAGCCCGGAAAGGAGAATTTCTAGTGAATGTTTCAAAAATCGACCAGTTTTGCAAGCTGCACGGGCTGAGCCGCACCGATCTGGAGGCGGCGGCAGGCCTGAGCAACGGCGCAATCGGAAAGTGGGAGCGCTCGATTTACGGCCCCAGTATCTCGCAGCTGCTCAAGCTCGCAAAGTATTTCAAGGTCACACTGAACGAGCTTGTGGTCTACGATGAGGAAGGAAAAAGAAAGGAGAATACAAGTGCCTGATTTTGAAACCTTTTTGCTTGCGCTTGCATCGATTGCGCTCATTGTCGTTGCTTTTGGCTTTTCGTGGGCAATTATATCTGGCCTCTGGTGGCTCATTTGTCACTTTGTCGGATGGCAGTTCACCTTCGGTGTGGCCACCGCAATCTGGATTGTGGCGATGCTCCTGAAATGGGTGACAAGCCATGATTAAGCCTGAACCGTGGACTGGCCGTCTGATTGGCCGAATGCACAACAACCAGATTACAGTAGACGACGTAGCAAAGCATCTTGGATTTTCGAGAAGCTACTGTTCACTGATTTTGAACAGCAAGCGCAACCCTCCCGGCATTCGGGAAAAGATGGAAACTGCCGTCAGCGAGATCATCAAGGAAAAGGAGGACAAAACGGCATGAGCGAATTAAACAATCTCATCCCCGTTAGCTACGAAAACCCGGAGCGCCCCACGGTGAGTGGCCGGGAGCTGCACGAGTTTTTGCAGGTCAAGACGGCCTATAAGGACTGGTTTCCCCGCATGGTGGAGTACGGCTTCACCGAGGGTGAGGATTTCAACCCGCTCAAAATTGAGCGGGTTCAGGACGAGGGCGGGCGCAAAGTCAGCCGAACACTCGATGACCACCAACTCACCATCCCAATGGCCAAAGAGCTCTGCATGATCCAGCGCAACGAGCGTGGCAAGCAGGCCCGGCAGTATTTCTTGGCCGTGGAGGCGCAGTGGAACAGCCCGGAAGCGGTCATGCGCCGTGCGGTGCTTATTGCAGACCGCAAAGTGAAAGAGCTGCAAAGCGTGAACCGCAGCCTGCTGGCCGAGAACAACGACCTGAAGCCGGATGCAGAGTATGCCCGGGCGGTGTGCGTGGGCAAGAACTGCCGCACCACTACCACCCTTGCCAAGGATTACGGCCTGAGCGCCGAGAAACTCAACAGAATCCTTCACGGCCTGAAGATCCAGTACAAGACCAGCGACGGCCAGTGGGTGCTATACGCCAAGTATTGCGGCAAGGGCTACACCCAAAACCGAAAATCCACGCCGTTCCAGCACAAGAGCACCGGCGAGTGGGACACCAAGAACACCACCGTATGGACGGAAGCGGGTCAGCGGTTCATTTATGAGCAGCTCAAGGCCGTGGGAATGCTGCCCAGCGTGGAGCGCAGGCAGAGCGTGGAGCAGATGGAGCTTGCCTCCCGGCAGCACAACCAGGACGGCGTGGCGTAAACAATATATTTTGGAGGTTACTATTATGAAAAAGCTGCATGTGAAAGCTACGTTTATTGAGCCGGTGCTGGGCACATGGCCCGCAAACCCCAATATTGCCCGGGAGTTCATCGCCAGCAAGTCGCCGGATGCTGCAACCATCGAGGATGAAGTGGAGGCTCTTGGCCCTGATGCGGTAGCCGACAAGGGCATGACCGTTTTTCCGCGTGACCCGGACGGCAATCCGATTTTTTACGATTACCAAATCAAAGGCATGTTTAAGGATGCTTGCGGCATGCTTTCCCGCATCGGCGGTAAGACCGAGACCGGCAAGAAGAAGGCCGTGAACGAAAGCGGCAAGCTGACTGCTTACAAGAAGGTCATTGACGGCCTGATCTTCGTTTCACCCCGGATGATTCCCATTGACATAAACGGAACGATTGGCGAATGCCAGCGCCCGCTCCGCGCACAGACCGCACAGGGCGAGCGCGTGAGCCTTGCCAACAGTGAGGAAATCCCGGCGGGTAGCACCTGCGAGTTTGACGTAACCCTCCTTGACGACAGCCACGAAAAGGTTGTGCGTGAGTGGCTGGATTATGGCATCCTGCGCGGCATCGGCCAGTGGCGCAACAGCGGAAAGGGCCGCTTTACCTACACCGCTTATGAGGTGAAGGACTGAGCGCAACGGCATGGCATTGACGGCCCTGATTCGCGGAGGCAAGGCTGAGGTTCGATTGGCCGTGCGTCGCGATGCACGGCAAAGGCGAAGCATGGCAAAGCGAAGCAATGGCATAGCGTCGTGAGGTAAAGAGAGGCAGAGCAAAGGCAGAGCGAGGCCGAGAGGCGCATGGCAACGGCTATGAGGTGAACTGCTGTGCAGTGGCAGAGCACGGCTGAGCAGCGGCACTGAGAAGCACAGACAGGCAAGGCGAAGGAAAAGCGGAGAAAAGCAGAGCGAGGGCATGGTACGGCGCCGTAGAGAATGGTAGAGCAAAGGAATGGCAGAGAAAAGCGCTGATGTGATTTGCGAAGGAAAAGCGGTGCACCGTGACGATTCGCTGTGGAAAGGTTTTGCTTCGGATGCATTGGCATGGCAGAGAGAAGAAATGCCGTGATTTGCGCAGCGATGGCATGGCAAAGAGCGGTCAGGCGTTGCGTTGCGATGGCACAGCAAAGAGAAGACATTTTATTAAAAGGAGTGAACGATTTGAACGAATTACAGATTTTCAACAACCCCGAGTTCGGGGACATTCGCACGGTAGACCAGAACGGTGAACCCTGGTTCGTGGGCAAGGACGTGGCCGCAGCGCTGGGGTACAGCAACCCTCAGAAGGCGATTCGTGATCATGTTGATGAACAGGACAGAGGGGTGAACGAAATGGACACCCCCGGTGGCAAACAGCCGATTGCAACCATCAACGAATCCGGCGTGTACAGCCTGATTTTTGGCAGCAAGCTGGAAGGTGCGGTGCGGTTTAAGCGCTGGGTGACAAGCGAAGTATTACCCGCCCTGCGCAAGACCGGCAGCTACATGATGCCCAAGCTCAGCAAGGAGATGCAGGCGCTGTTTATGCTGGACAACCGCACCCAGCGGCAGGAAGAGCGGCTCACCGCGTTGGAGAACACCATGACGGTGGATTACAACCAGCAGCGTGTGCTGCGCAAGGCCATCAGCCGGGCCGTCATTGGGGCGCTGGGCGGCGAGGACACCTCGGCCTACATCGACAACCACGTGCGCAGCAAGGTGTACAGCGAGTGCAACCACGATGTGCAGGACTGGTTCAGGGTAAACAGCGTGGGCAACATCCCCCGCAAGCGCTTCGATGAAGCCGTGGAGTATATCCAGCGCTGGAAGCCCAGCACCAACACCGTGATGCTGATCCAGCAGACCAACGGCCAGACCAGTTTGTTTGCCGCAGCTGCTGCCCAGAGGAACACCACCACCTCCGGGAAGTTTGTTAAAGAGGTATAAGCATGAAAAAAGTTATTGTAGGCGTAGTGTCCGTATTGGCAAGCGCTTTGCTGATGGCAGGATGCAATAAGCAGGTTATTGACCTGACCTATGAATACAGCTGGGCACAGCTGAAAATGCCTGATGGAACGATTGTCGAGGGGAAATTGAACAGTTGGGACGATTACGAGGGCGACCAGCTGCAAGTGAAGATTGACGGCGTGACCTATCTGGTTCATTCGTCCAATGTTGTGCTGAGACATTGACAGAAAGGAGGACGCCATGCAGAAGCCGAGTCTTACGATAGGCGAATGCGTCCAGATCCTTCGGGACAACAACATCTCAAAGACCGAAAAGGTCTTGGGAGCACAGATCCAGGCGGGGCTGTTTACCAGCTGGGCGATTCCTTCCGTAGGAACAAAAGAGCCCTGCCCGGACATCTCCCGCGCCGGTTTTATGGCGTGGGTGAAGGACTTTTACAAACTCGAAAAGGTTTATACAAAGGAGGAACCAAGAGAATGAGACTCAAATCGTTCGCCGCCGCCGGCACGGTAGGTCTGCTGGCTATTATCGGCGCGGTGCAGGCGGTGCGTTGGGCCTGCTCCTGGCTGGCCGTTGCACTGGTTTGCTGGGGCGGCTGGGACATCGCCGAGGCTGCGTATGCCGCGCCTTGGATTATTGTTGCATCTACTGCCGGGCTGGCGATGTCGTTTTATGGGATGTATGAGGACAACAAACGGTATAAGCGCAGCGGTTACAGCAAAATCGTCCGCAACCATGCCCGGAACCCGGAGTATCCGCAGGATGAGGAGAAGGGCGCATGAAGCTGGAAGAGTTGATTCGGCAGCAGGCCGAAGAGCACCTGAAAACAGCCACACGGCTTGCAACGGAGTCCGCGCTCACGGGAGACATCTGGCTGCGGGTCATCTGCCGGGAAAAATCAGAGGTCTATAGCGCGGCGGCAGATGGGCTGCTCACAGCCCTCCACGATGCGGAGGACGTCGCACATGGCTGATTACATCCACTATGTCACATGGTACACCGTGTACAGCGCCAAGACCGGTGAGGTGGTGGCAGCGGGAACGTCCGCCATGTGCGCTGCGAAGCTTGGATACAAGACCGCCAACAGCTTTGCGTCTGTCGTTGGACACCGACGCCATGAAAAAAAGAATCCGCACAAGTACATTTTTGAGCAGGAGCGCATTGATCGTGCGGAGGTCGACTGCCTCCCCCCACTTCGCCGTTACTGCAAAAAGACGAAAAGGGAACAGGAATATGAACGGTAGATATATGCGAGCCGCAGAGATTCGCTGGCATAATCGTCAGCCGGAGCGGCTGCGGCACATCCACCAGAAGAAGGAGAAGAAAAAGGTGAGCACGGTACAGATCTTTGACGCGGATTTGCGTTTTGTCAACGAAATCCCCATGCCGAACACGTTGGCTGGCATCCAGTACGCCGACCAGCTGGCAGCAGAAAAGCCGGGCCGTCTGTACGTCGTTATGGACGAGCACCGGCAGAAGGTTTACCAGAGGTGACGTACATGACTTTAGAGCAAAAGGAACGCCGCAAAGCGGTTCTGCGGTATGCAGTCAGCGTCCCTGAATGGAATCTTGCGCTCAAGCATCGGGCGGCAACAGAGCTTACGAAATGCGCAAGCCTTTTGATGAGCGTAAGCCAGATGATGCTTGCGACCGACGCGGAAGACCGTTTTTATCCGGACAGATTAGATTATGGGATGTCTCCGACGGGATATGCAAAAGCCATTTCGGATGCAGAGTACAGCCTCGGCGCAGCCGCTTCGGCGCTGGAAACCGTAGTTGCTTTGGCAGATGAGTCAAACGCCTTCCCGCTTATCAGCTCCACCCAGACCGGCGGGTTAGATGACGCGATGGGCAACATTGAGGCGGCCTACAATTCTGGTCTTGGATGGCTGGCAGATCTGTGCCGGGTACACGGGATGGATGAGGTGACATACGATCATGGATAAAATGACCATTTACGAGCAGTGCCGGGAAGTCCCCCAAGACGCCCAGAAGCCTATCGCAGCGGGTCGCCTGAAGGGCAAGACCGACATTAACCCCATGTGGCGCATCAAGAAGCTGACTGAGCTTTTTGGCCCGGCTGGTATGGGCTGGAAGTTCGACCCGCCGGTGTTCGAGGAAAAGACCGGAGCAAAGGGCGAAGTTGTCGTGCAGTGCTTTACGAATTTGTACGTCAGGCAGGATGATGGGGAAGCGTGGAGCGCCCCCATCCCCGGAGTGGGCGGCTCTATGCTGATTGTGCTGGAGTCAACGGGGCTCCGAACGGATGATGACGCTTACAAAAAAGCGTACACGGATGCCCAGAGCGTGGCCTGCAAGGCGCTTGGAATCGGCGCGAATGTGTACTGGAAAGATGAATCCACCAAGTGCACCCCGCTTCCGGCCACTCCCGCCCCGGTGTGCGCCTGCTGCGGAAAGAAAATCATCGGCATCAAAACCAAGGACGGGAAAAAGATGACTGCTGAGCAGGCGGCAGAACGAAGCAAGGCAAAATATGGGCGTATACTCTGCGTAGAATGCGCAAAGAAACAGCCGAAAGAAGATGGAGGAATGTCTCATGCTTAACCTCGTAGCATTGATGGGCCGCCTGGTCTACGACCCGGAGCTCAAGACCACCCAGAACGGCACCAACGTGTGCAGCTTCCGCATCGCGGTTGACCGCAGCTTTGCCCGGCAGGGCGAAGAGCGCAAGGCCGATTTTATCGACGTCACCGCATGGCGGCAGACCGCCGAGTTCGTCTGTAAGTATTTCCAGAAGGGCAGCATGATCGCAGTCGAAGGCAGCTTGCAGACCCGTCAGTACCAGGACAAGAACGGCAACAACCGCACGGCTACCGAGGTTCTTGCGTCGCAGGTGAGCTTTTGCGGCGGAAAGGCCGCAGAGAAGCCCGCTGTGCGCGATTTCGACCAGCAGACGGAAAATCATGTGCGCGAAGCAAACGCCGCTTACAGCACATCGCAGAAGCCTCAGAGCGTACCGGAGTATTCGCAGGGCAGCGCAGACGACTTTTCAGTCATCGACGACTCGGAGGACTTGCCGTTCTAAGCCGAGAGCTGCGCTATCGGGCTATACGGGCGCGCAAAGGAGGTGATTGAGTGGCACAGGACGATAAAAAGTCATTTGTGGCGTATCTGAGCTGGTTCGATGCGCTGGAAGAATACTCCGACGCAGAGGTTGGGCAGTTGATGCGAGCTCTTGCACGGTATGCCAAAACCGGAGAAGAGCCTGAATTTTCAGACCGTGGGATGCGGGGCAACTGGAAATTTATGTGCAGCGACGTAAAACGGGCGTCTGAAAAATGGGATGAAACCCGCAAGAAACGCAGCAACGCCGGAAAACGCGGTATGGCAAAGCGCTGGGGAAAGCCTGACGACATAACAAAAATAACAAACGATAACAATGTTAATGACGACATAACAAAAATAACTGTAGATGTAGATGTAAATGGAGATGTAGATGTAGATGGGGATGTAGATGTTGTAAAGCGCGATAACACCGCCGCCGTTGATATGGAGTTATCAAAAATCGTCCAGCATTACCAACGTGCTATCGGCGACTTCCCGCGTTCGGCGCTGGAAAAACTGCAAAAATGGCGGCAGGAGTACAGCACGGAAATGATTTTGCTGGCGATCGACAAGGCCGCAGAAGCTGGCAAGCGGTCGTGGAACTACATCAACGGCATCCTGTCTGGCTGGCAGCGGGACGGGATACGCACCCCGGGGGACGTGGCAGCGAATGAGCAGCGCCGACAAGAGCAGCCTCGCGGGAAACAAGCCACAGAAAGCACCGCAGAAGCATACGCAAATATTTTCAAGGGGGTGAAACTGTGACAGTGGAGATGATGACAAAGCTCCTTGCGGACGCTGAGGCCTATTTTGGACGGCCTCAGACCGCAGAGAACCGCGCAAGCATCGCGGAGATTTGGGCGAACTCATCGCTCAAGGATGTGCCGAATGAGATGGCCTACAAGACATTCCACGAGGTGATTTTGGAGTGCAGCTGGCAGAGCCAGCTTCTCCCGGCGTGGAAAAAGGCTGTCGAAAAGGCCCAGGGTGAGCAGATGCTGGCGAAGCACTGCCTTGCTGCCCGCACCCGGATGCTCAAGTCCAGAGCTGAAAGAAAGCTTCTTGGGCAGGCAAACCAGAACGGAGGACAAAATGCCTAGATACAAAGTCATCGTAGAGTGCAGCGGCCCGCACGGGAACGCGGCGCTTACATACCGCATCAACGCCGCGAGTCAGTTTGCGGCAGAGTTCAGGGCCTGCCAGCTGGCGGGCGATCATTACCCCGAGTATCGGGACATCAAGCCGGTGAGGACGGAGGTGCTGAAAAATGGATGAAGTAAGATTGATTGACGCGAACGCTTTGCACAAGCGCATTGAAATGAACCTTCGCGCCAGCAATCCGGTCACTATTGAAGAATGCTGCTATAAGGATGCCCTGAACAGCGTGGACGAGGCTACCACCATTGACCCGGAGAACTTGCGACCGACGGCAAAGTGGATTATTGTGCGGCGCATGGCAGATGGTGCGGAGTGCAAGTGCGGGGGCTGCGGACGCAAAGAGGTTTTTACAACATTCGACCGGCACACGGAACATGCCTATTGCTGCCGCTGCGGGTGCAAAATGGAGGGCTTTTATAATGACTGAATACATCCGGCGCGAGGCTGTGTTAAAGAGCCTGGAATATACCACGATATGTGAGGCAGGAGCAGAGAATATTATCTCGCTTACCCTCCGTGCGGCACGAGAAAAGGTTGAAAAACTTCCTGTTTTGCGGGGAAAAAACCTCTTTCCCGCATGGCGCGACCCTGAAAAGGACCCTCCGGAAGTCGAAACCGAAGTGCTGGTTTTGTACCGGTGTAATGACTATCTGGGCATTACAACGGCGCACTATGAAAACGGCAATGTTTTCTCCGAGGACAGCGAATGGAATTGGGAAGATCTCTCTGATTGGGGAACATACGACGAGGAAAGGGACGACTACCTAATCCCGGAAGGCTGGTGGGAATACCGCCACTTCAACCCGGACAACGTTTACAACAACAAGATAGACTGCCCCGTGGTGGGCTGGATGCCGATGCCGCCGAAGGTGCTGAAAAATGACGATGACACCGTGTAAAGACTGCCCCACTCGTCACCCGGTATGCCACGACACATGCCCCAAGTACGCCGAGTTCAAGCGCCAGCATATCGCAGAGCTTGCTTACACAAAGCAGATGACCGACCGGGGCGTTGTATACCGCTACGACCACGAGGACCGTCACCGGGAGCGGGGCCGTAAGAAGTATATGGGAGCGAACGGAGGAGCGGACAGATGAAAGTGCTTATCGCCTGCGAAGAATCGCAGGAAGTTTGCAAGGCATTTCGGGCAAAAGGCCACGAAGCCTACTCTTGTGATATTCAGGAGCCGTCCGGCGGGCATCCCGAGTGGCATATTCTTGGAGATGCGCTCAAGGCTCTGGAGGGGGGGCAAGTCGTGACAATGGACGGCGTAACGCATGACGTTGGCAAGTGGGACTTGCTCATTGCACACCCGCCGTGCACATATCTGTCAAATGCCGGCGCAGCGAGACTATACAAAAAAATCGACGGAAAAAGCTTTGTTAATCTTGAGCGATTGAACAAAGGCTTGGATGCAAAGGATTTTTTCTTAAAGTTCTTCAAAAGCGGCGTTCCTAGAGTCGCCGTTGAAAACCCTGTGCCTTCTGGCGTTTACCGTCTCCCGAAATACACACAAATCATACATCCCTGGCAGTTCGGCCACCCCTACCACAAAAAGACTTGTTTGTGGTTAAAAAATCTCCCGCCGTTGGAAGCCACAGAAATCGTCACCCCAACAGCATACTGGGTGCAAGGGCAAGGCCCACGAGGAAAAGGTCACCAGGGAGGCCACAGATCGCAAAAAGAGCGAAGCAAGACCTTTCCAGGAATTGCAAAAGCAATGGCCGAACAGTGGGGGTAAGCAGATGAAATTAACCATTTACGGCGACCCGCGCACCAAGAAAAACTCTGCCCGCATCCTCCGCACACGCTCCGGGACCCCATTCGTGGCCCCTAGCAAGGCATACGTGGACTATGAGACGGACTGCCTGCGGCAAATCAAAAGGTCGCGCAGCCCCATCTCTGCCCGCGTGAACGTGAGGTGCGTGTACTACATGAAGACCGCCCGCCGGGTCGATCTGGCAAACCTCATCGAGGCCACCACGGACATTCTGGTAAAAGCCCGCGTGCTGGAGGACGACAACAGCAAAATTGTTGCCGCCCACGATGGCAGCCGGGTGGACTGCGACAAGAAAAACCCCAGAGTGGAGATCTGGATCGAGGAAATGGAGGGATGATATGGACTTGCCAAACAAAAAGTACTCCGTCATATACGCAGATCCACCGTGGAACTATCTGCAAAAAGGAGCGGCTGGTAAAAAACAAAGGTACGCAGCCCAGCATTACAAAACTATGACCACCGATGATATTCGAGCTCTGCCTGTCCAACAGCTTGCAGGGGGCGGATGCCTATTATTCATGTGGGCAACATTTCCCACACTCCCGGATGCACTTCTAGTTATGGATGCTTGGGGGTTCACTTACAAAACCGCCGCTTTTGTTTGGGTGAAAAAATACAAATGTGGAAAAAACTTCGTTGGGATGGGTGCGTACACCAGAGCAAACGCAGAAATTTGTCTGTTGGGTGTGTCGCATGACTTTTGCGCAAAAAAGCAGATAAAAAGCCACTCCGTGCGGCAGGTTATTGAGGAACTTATCCAAGCGCACAGCGTAAAACCAGAAGAAACACGGCGGCGCATTGTTGATTTGCTGGGGGATGTGCCGCGCATTGAACTTTTTGCTCGTCAACGTGTGCCTGGTTGGGGTGCGTGGGGGGATGAGGTTGGAGAAATGGAGGAGTAAAATGAACCAAATTTTTCTTGTCATCGGCGCAACGCTTTGCTACGTCGGCGGATTCGGCATCATGATTTATCTTTTGGGCGTCCTAACCGAACTGTGCATCGAAATCTGGGACAGTAATTTTAGACAGATTTGTGTTCGATTCCAAATCGCGCCGGGCGATGTTTCATACTTTGCCCAGAATAAAAAAGACATTGAAGCAGCACTTGAGAAACAACGCATTCGGTGGCCGAACACGGACGATGCATCTTTCGGGTGGTGGAACTGCCCAAGATGCAGCGCGCCGAACCGATACGTCAGCGAAAGCAAATCAGTTGCATATTGCCGCTGCTGCGGGCAAGCTGTCGATATGGATTACTACAGGAGGCATGCCAATGATTCGCAGATGGACACCTGACACCGACACACCAAAGCCTGACAGCGGCGTGGATTACCGCACCGTCAAGGCGTGGTTCCAGCAGTGCCGCGACCTTGCGGCAGCTATCGAAGTCCAAAAGCAAAAAATACAGCGCATCCGGGACGTGGCCGAAAAATGCACCCAGAGCCTGAGCGGGATGCCTGCAGGTGGTGGCAATGGGGACAAGGTGGGCTTTGCTGTAGAGCAGCTGGACACCGAGCGCCGACAGCTTCAGAGGATGGAGACGGACCTGTGTAATTTGCGTGTCGAGGCCACCAGGCGGGCATACTGCCTGATAGCCGAGCCGGAATGCGCTGAAGCAATTTGCGAGCACTATGTCATAGGAAAATCTCACAAGGAAATCGCAAAAGAAGTCGGCGTGTGCGGGGCAGAAGTGGTCTATCGGCGAATCAAACGCGGATGCATGGCCCTGGCCGAGATATGGGACGAGTTTTCTGACGTGCAAAGTGTACAACATGCACAAGAAAACACAGCGTGATTTTGGAAGGGGTCAGCTCTTTTCAAGTCTGCAAGCTTGGATGTAAAATTCTAATAAGCGGTTCAGCGCTAAGCGGTAGCCGCTTGCCACGCAGCCCCCAGAACGGTTCCTTCCTTGTGACAGGTTTTCATGCTTTCCTGTTCTCCTTCACCGTTTTGCGGGCTGCTTCTATGCGAGGTTTGGGAAGCCACATAACAGGGATGGCAGTTTTGTGGAACGGTTCGACTCCGTAACCTCGCACCGTATGACGCATGGACTCATCCCCCACAAAGCTGCACGCTTAACCTCCCGTGCCACAAGAGAAAGCTTTGAATCCCTGAGGGTGTGGGTAGACTTCCCGACGGGATGTGCGTCAAACAACAGCCCTGGCGGAGAACCAGGGCTGTTTTATATGGCCGCCTGAGCGCAGTTTGGAGCGCGTGTCAGCTGAGATATTGCTGGCTGGTTCGAGTCCAAGGGCGGTGTTTTATACTCCGGTAGCTCAAGTGGTAGAGCAGCGGTCTCCAAAACCGCATGTTGCAGGTTCGAGTCCTGCCGGGAGTGCTTGCATGATCTGACGAGAGCGGGGAGTGCAATAGCGGGGCATCCAGCCGCGAAAGTTCTGGACGCAGCAGCACCCACCGTTTACGCCTGTCCGTCAAACTGAATGCACGGGTGCTGCTTATATGCCGTCATAGCTCAACTGGCAGAGCGCCGCCCATTTAAGGCGGGACAACATTGGTGATACCACGGGAACATCACTGCACAGCCAACCACTGCGCACATCCATTCCGTGGGTGCTGGTTCGAATCCGGCTGGCGGCACATTCGATATTCTGACCGTTCGGATTTTCCGGGCGGTTTTTCTTTTGTCTGAGTTTAGAGAGGTGGTGGCGGTGGGCGCACGGCGGCTGACAGATAAGCAAAAAAAGAAGATCGTTGCGGACTATGTGCAGCTCCAAAGCTACCGCGCAGCCGCAAAGCTGAACGATGTTTCGGACGCGACCGTCAAGAAAGTCGTAAAGGAAGACCCGGAGAGTGCGCGCTTGTGCGCACAAAAAAAGCGGGAAAACTCGAAGGACATGCTTTCTTACATGGAGAGCAAGCAAGGAGAAGCACAAGAGCTTCTCGGGCTGTACCTGAAAGCGATGGCTGACCCAGACAAGATCGCGGAAGCAACACTGCCACAGCTGTCCACGGCGTTCGGCACCATCGTGGACAAGTTTGCTATGCTGGGAGACCAGAGCGGCATAGAAGTCCCGGACGATGGCCTGCTTGAGGCCCTGAACGCTGCCGCAGACATCAGCCCGCCGGACGACGTGGATATGCTGCCAGAGGAAGAGGACGACAATGCGGAAAAGTAACGGTTTTCGCTGGAAAGCCCTCAGCCAGCGGCAAAAGCAGGTCCTGAGCTGGTGGACGCCGCAGAGCGCATACAGCGGCTACAACGGCATCATTGCAGATGGCGCTATTCGCTCGGGCAAGACCTTTGCCATGAGCTTTTCGTTCGTACAGTGGGCCATGACCTGCTACAGCGGCCAGCAGTTTGCCATGTGCGGCAAGACCATTGCCAGCTTCCGGCGCAATGTGCTGGGAACGCTCAAGCAGCAGCTTTCAGCCCGTGGCTACAACGTCAAGGAGCGCCGGGCAGAAAACTGCATGACCATCAGCAAGGGCGGCAGAATCAACGAGTTTTACTTTTTCGGCGGCAAGGACGAGAGCAGCCAAGACCTGATCCAGGGCATCACGCTGGCCGGGGCATTCTTTGACGAGGTGGCCCTGATGCCGCAGAGCTTTGTCAACCAGGCCACGGCCCGTTGCTCTGTCACCGGGTCGAAGTTCTGGTTCAACTGCAACCCGGGCAGCCCGCAGCACTGGTTTTATCTGGAGTGGGTGCGGAAATGCCGTTCCCGCAAGATGATGTATCTCCATTTCACGATGGACGACAACCTGTCACTTTCCGAGGACATCAAGGCCAGATACCGCAGCCAGTACAGCGGCGTTTTCTATCAGCGCTACATTCTGGGCCTGTGGACCGTGGCAGAGGGCCTTGTGTATGACATGTTCGACCGCAAGAAGCACGTCGTTGATGTGCTGCCGGAGCTGTCTCAGAAAAGCGCCTATGTGGCGTGCGACTTTGGCACCCAGAACGCAACGGTGTTCCTGCTGCTCCAGAAGCAGGCAGATGCAGACTGCTGGATCGTCACCCGGGAGTACTACTACAGTGGCCGCGAACAGAAGCGGCAAAAGACCGTGGGCGAGTACGTTACAGACCTCAAGGCGTGGTTGGGCGGTCTCAAGCCGGAAAGGATCATCGTTGACCCCTCTGCCCTGCCCCTGATTACGGAGCTGCGCAAGAACGGCTTTACCCAGACGCCCGCAAACAACGACGTTCTGAGCGGCATTCTGGACGTGCAGACCATGCTGCAGACCGGGAGGATGAAGATCTACAAAGACTGCAAGCACACGCTGGAAGAGTTCGGCGTGTACGCTTGGGATCCAGATAAAGACGACACCGTGCTGAAGGTCAACGACCACTGCATGGACGCTATCCGCTACTTCGTGCGCACAAAGCGCCTTGTGAAACTGAGGGATTGATTTTGAGCACTGTATACACATTCCAGACCTTCCAGCAGGCGCAAGCCGCCGGGGAACAGTCTGATTTTATCCGGCGGTTCGTGCAGCAGCACTGCAGTTCCGGACCCTACAAGATGGCGCTGGATGCCGACCTGTACAACGCACAGAAAAACCCGGGAGCTGAACGCTTCGCGCAGGCTTACGCTTTGATGCTGAAACGCCTATCCAAAAACACCAAGCAGGACACCCCACACCCCGATATGGTCAAGAGCAATCTTTTCCGGCGGCTCAACAAGCAGCGGGCGACCTACTCCCTCGGAAACGGCGTGGTCTTTGCGGACGATGGCGTGGACAAGGGCAAGCTTGGGCAGAACTTTGACGAGCAGATCCAGAAGGCCGGGTATTTCGCCCTGATCCACGGCGAGAGCTTCGGATTCTGGAACAACGACCATCTGGTGGTTTTCAAGCTGACCGAGTTCGCTCCCCTGTACGATGAAAAGACAGGCTTTTTGCAGGCAGGCGTGCGCTTCTGGCGGCTGAACCCTGACACGGATATGCACTATATTCTGTACGAGCTGGACGGCTTTACTGAGTACACGGAAAGCAAAATCGGAAATGTGATGCAGGAGACAACGCCGAAGCAGGCGTACAAGAGCGTTACCGTCACCACGCCCGGCGGCGGGCTGGAAAGCGTGGAGGGCGAAAACTACAGTGCTCTTCCCATTGTGCCGCTGTGGGGCTCCGACCTGCACCAGAGCACCCTTGTTGGGCTGAAAGCCTACATTGACAACACCGATCTGGTGATGTCCGGCTTCTGCAATGACCTGCATGACTTTTCGGAGATCTACTGGCTGTGCGAGAACTTCAACGGCATGACCGATGACGAGCTGCAGGAGTTCCTTGTCAAGCTGAATCTGTACCACATTGCAGGCGCAGACACCAGCCAGGGCGGCAAGATCACCCCCTACACCACCGAGATTCCTGTAGCGGCCCGGGATACTCTGCTGGAGCTGCTCCACGCCCGGGTGTATGAGGACTTCGGAGGTCTGGATGTGCACTGCGTCAGCGCGGACAGCACCAACGACCATCTGGATGCAGCCTATGAACCTCTGAACCAGAACGCGGACGACTTCGAGGCGCAGGTCAAGCCGTTCATTCGGCAGGTCTGCGCATTGGCTGGCTTTGACAACGCTATGCCGGCATTCAACCGCAGCAAGATCACCAACACAGCCGAGCAGGTCAGCATGGTCATTTCCGAGGCCGCCATCATCGGGCAGGACATGGCCATTGACCTGCTGCCCAACCTGACCCCGGAACAAAAGGAGCAGGCCAAGGCCGCGCTGATGGCTGAGAGCGCAACACGGGAGACCGTGGACGAGAAAGAAGGGGCAAAAAATGAGACATGACCCAGATAGAATGGTCGATGCAATCCTTTTTGTTGCTGACATTGCGATTGTTGCCGGGCTGTTTCTGGCTGTTGCGCAGGCGATTGGCTTATGACCGACCGCGACCGCATCTCTACCCGCCAGCTGAACCGCCTGCGCCGCCGTATCCTCCGGGTGTACGGCACTGCCCGCCGGGAGATGCAGGAGCAGCTGACCGAGTTTCTGGCCAAGTACAAAGCACTGGATGAGCGCAAGCGGGCGCAGATGGCTGCAGGCGAGATCACCGAGGACGATTACCGCATCTGGCTGCAAAACCAGGTCTTTCAGTCCGATTTGATGCGGGCAAAGCTGGACGGCATCACCCAAACTTGCACCACAGCCCAAGAGACGGCCTACAAGCTGGCCCGGGACGAGCAATACAACATCTTTTCCTTTGGCGCAAACTGGGCGTTCTACGAGCTGGAACAGGCCGCAGGCGTGACGTTCGGGCTTACCCTGTACAACACCGAAGCGGTCAAACTCCTTCTGAAGGAGAACCCCCGCATGGTGCCAAACAAGCGCATCAAGAGCGAAAGCAACCGCACCTATGACGCCCGAGTGTTCAACCGCTACGTCATGCAGGGCATCGTGCAGGGCAAAAGCGTCCACGACATCGCTGTGCAGGCCGTAAACGGTATGGCTGATACAGAGATCCACTGGGCCATGAACAACGCCATCACGGCACTCACAGGCGCTCAGAACGCCGGGGCATTGCAGCAGATGCGCAACGCCCAGGCCCTGGGAATCGAGGTCAAAAAGCGGTGGAACTCCACCCACGACTACCGCACCCGTGAAATGCACCGCCTGCTTGACCAGCAGACAGCAGAGCTTGACGAGCCGTTCAAGGTCATGGGATACGAGATTCAGCGCCCCGGAGACCCCAACGCAGCGCCGGAGATGGTTTACCACTGCCGCTGTGTGCTGTCCTCTGCACTGGGCAAGTATCCTCGGCAGAACGCTATGCAGCGGGACAACGTGACAAAAGAGGTCGCGCCTGTCATGGATTACACCGAGTGGTACAAAGCCAAGGGCGGCAAAGAGAAAGAACAGATGTGGTGGGCGGAAGAGCGAAAGCGCAGAAAGGAGAGTTCCAAAAATGAGTAAACGAGGCTCTGGTAGTTCTACAAGGGCGAGCAGCGAGAAGACTACGCTTGATGAATTTCTCGCAAAACGTGGCTTAAGTTCGCCCATCAGCGATTACATGGACGATAAGATGCGCATTCCTCACGGCCTGACACGCCGCCAAACGGAAAAAATGCAAAGGGAAGCCCACGAGGCCGCTGCACAGTATTCCGCAAGGCGAGAGTCTGCTATTGCAGAATACAAAGCGGGCGTTGCGTCTGGCACAATCAGAGAAAAGAGCCGTGTTGAAGTTTTGATGGGCAAAGCGAAAGGGCATCCTGACAATCCTTCCACACAGGCAGCACGCCGTGCGCTGGAAAAACGTGGTTACAACTGGAAAACAGGAAAAAAGCTCAAGAAAAAGTAAGGTTTGGAGGGATGAGCCGTGATTCTGCCGATGGAAAACACCGAGAGGATGATATTTCCCGGTGTGGGTAAGTACGGCATCCCTGCTATCAAGCCGGAAACGGACATCCGCATTGACAAGCTGGAATGGATCCCGGTCAATTATGCGCTGACAGCCAAAGACAAGGCCACAAAAGGCGTGCATTTTTACAAGGACGATTACCAGTTTGAACGGTTCTGGAACAACCCCGACAAATACATTTCCCTTTTGCAACAGTTCGGGGCGGTGTGTTCGCCGGATTTTTCGCTTTACAGCGATATGCCGCTTGCGGTGCAGCTTTTCATGCACTACAAAAAGCACTGGCTGGCTGCATACTGGCAGGCGCACGGCATCCACGTCATTCCAACGCTCTGCTGGTGCGGCGAGCAAAGTTATGACTGGTGTTTTGACGGTGAGCCCAGAAACGCCATCGTGAGCATTTCGAGCCACGGCACACAATCTGACCCATACGAAGCAGAGTGCTTTGCCAAACACTGCCGCAAAGCTCTGGAAGTACTACGGCCGAGCAGCGTTTTGTGGTACGGCAAGTGCCCAGCAGAATTTGACTGGAACGTGACAAAAATCAAACCATTTCAATACGAGAGGAGGCATTACCGTGAGTAAAAGAGGTTCGGGCAGCTCTGCGAGAGCGGGCGGCGGAAGCGCTGATGAGCACAAGTTTGAATCATTTGTAAATGGCCGCTGGATAACAGACGACAGAAAAGTTGAAGCAGAACGGCAAAGAAAGCTTGCGACTATTGTTGACAATTCGAGATATAAGAAATCACACAACGAAACCATTGACTTTGTGAAAAAGCAAGTTGGCGTTGACCTTAACAAATACAGAACTGGTGATGGTTCTGAACCTTACATGACAACATTTTGGGAAAAAGGCCCAAAAGTTGCATTTGATTTCAAAGGAATGTCTCGCGGCGACTGGGACAAGTTAATGCAGCTAACAACAAAGCCGTATGGCGTTACTTTTGAACAGGGCAATGCGTGGATTGGTTACATCTCCAGAAAGAAGAAAAAGTGAGCCGTGAAATTTGAATACGACATCAAATTCACCGACAACACCCCGCAGCTGCACGAAGCACTGGAAACGTGGGTGGAGCGGGTGCTTACCATCTGGGGCATGAAAGTGCAGGACTACGCTCAGCTGCTTGTGCCTACTGGCACGGCAGACAGTACGGGCATTGAGGGCTACGTGGGCGGCGCGCTCAAGCAAAGCCTGACTTTTGCCGTAGACCTTGCAAAAAAGACCGTGACCATCGGCAGCAACCTGTTTTACAGCGTCTATGTGGAGCTGGGAACGGGTATCTTTGCCGAGAAGGACAACGGACGCAAAACGCCGTGGGTCTGGAAGGACTTTAACGGAAAGTGGCACTTTACCCGGGGCATGAAAGCCCGCCCATTCCTCCGACCGGCGGTGGAAGATCACATTGACGAGCTGCGAGAAATCGCGGTGGAAGAAGGAAACAAGGAGGTATAAGGATGACAGAACTTGAAAGCTTGAGCGCACAGCTTGAAGCTGCTGTGAAAATGCAGGAAAACGCAGAAAGACTTTATCATAAGTCTGCCGAAAGAATTGAAGAAATCAAAAAGCAGATGCTTGAGGTGAAGGAAAAGAACAGGCCCAAGGCTGCAAAAGTCGAAGAGTTGTTTGCGGCTGGTGTTCAGGCACGCAAAGCGCTTCAGGAGATGTGTGATAACGCATACGGCGAGGGTAAAGCCAAAATTTCTGTTTTGGTCTATGTTCCGTCCGAAGCGCAGGACTATCCGACGGACACAGACTGTGAATTTTCACTCTAAAACTGAATACTCAGCGGTTGGCGCACAGCGTCAGCCGCTTTTTTATGCCGCTTTAGCTCAGGTTGGCAGAGCGCCGGATTTGTAATCCGGGGGGCGTGGGTTCAAGCCCCACAGGCGGCACCACACCGGCAGCACGTCCGGCAAATTAAACCTTATTGCCAAGCATGGCAGCCCGAGCAAGGGCGGAAAGGACTATCACATGGCACTCGAACGCAAGACTCTCCGGGCGATTCTGGAAGATGAAACGACCGACACCAGCGGCAAGCTCAAGAAAATTCTGGACGTGCTGCATGAGGAAACGGACACTTTGCAGAACCAGCTCGATGAGAAGAACGCAGCCCTCGCCAAAGCCGAAAAGGACCGCGACGAGGCCAACGGCGGCAAGCAGGCCGCAGAAAAGGCTTTGACTGACTACAAGGCCCAGCAGACCCAGAAGGACACCCACGCAGCCAAGGAAGCCAAATTCCGGGAGCTGCTGAAGACCGCCGGGGTGCTGGACAAGTACGCAGACCGCGTTGTGCGGCTGTCCGGCGAGGACATCGACAAGCTGGAGCTGGACGAAAAGGGCAACGTCAAGGACGCCAAGAAGCACACCGACAGCCTGAAAGCTGATTGGGGCGACTTTGTGGCTACGACCACGATCACCGGCGCGAAGGTGGACAACCCGCCCACCAACACCGGCTCCAAAATGACCAAAGACCAAATTTTTGCAATCAAGGATTCTACCGAACGGCAGGCCGCGATTGCAGCAAATATCGACCTGTTCAATGGGACAGGCGATGGAAAGGACTAACTTATGCCTGCAAAAACTAATACTGTGATGGCCGCTGACATTCAGACCACTGCACGCGAGATCGACTTCGTGACCCGCTTCGGCCGCAACTGGGAACATCTGCGCGACATTATGGGCGTATCCCGCAAGATTGAGATGCTTCCCAACACGGTGCTGAAGAGCAAGTATGCACAGGGTACCCTGCAGGACGGAAAAGTTGGCGAGGGCGAGGAGATCCCCTACAGCAAGTATACCGTCAAGACCAAGGACTATGAGAAAATCACCCTCGAAAAGTGGGCCAAGGGTACGACCGCAGAAGCCATCCTTGAGGATGGTTACGAGAACGCTGTTCAGATGACCGATGAGGAGATGCTGAACGACCTGACCGCCGATGTGGCCGGACGTTTCTACAAGTACCTCAATACCGGCACACTGAAGGGCACTTCCAAGACCTTTCAGGAAGCAATGGCAATGGCAAAAGGCCGCGTCCTGAACAAGTTCAAGACCATGCACCGTACTGCTACCGACGTTGTGGCGTTCGTGAATGTTTTGGACGTGTACGAGTACCTGGGAACCAGTGCTGTCATCAACGAGCAGAGTGAGTTCGGTTTCAATTACATCAAAAACTTCATGGGGTATAAGACCGTTTTCCTGCTGGCAGAAACCGAGATTGCACGCGGTAAGGTGATCGCAACTCCTGCGGACAATATCGTTCTGTATTACGTCAATCCTACCAACTCCGACTGGGCTCGTGCTGGCTTCCGCCTTACCACGGACAGCAACACCGGCATCGTGGGCGTGAACACCCGCCCCGACTATGGCACCTTTGTCACTGTCATCACTGCGGTCATGGGCATGACCCTGTTTGCCGAATACATCGACGGCATCGCGGTCGAGACCATTACCCCGGGCGAATCGGTCTGATCTGCAAGGGGGTGACTTTGTATGACCGTCCCTGAGCTGTGCGTTTACACGCACAATTTTTTTGACCGGGCGGACGACCCCATTGCCGGGGAGTTTGCCTTTGAGCCGGACACCGTGCCCGCCGGGGTAGTCCCGGGGCAGTACTTCCTTGTGTGCGGCTCCATCTTCAACGATGGCGTGCACAAGGCCGGGGACGGCGATATGACCGCCGAGACGTTCGCCGGGACGGTGCAGCCCATGCGGGTGCCGCCTGCCTTTGTGGCGCTGGCTGAAAAAATCGACGCATACGATAAGGCGCTGCCGTCCGGCGGAGTGTATGTGTCCCAGTCCTTTGCCGGGTGGTCCGGCACGATGGCTACAGGCGCGGACGGGCTGCCCGCTGACGGTAAGGCCCGCTACAAATCCGAGATCAACCAGTGGAGGAAGATGTGACATGGTCAATCCGTTCACTGCATCCACCGTGATGCAGAGCTTTACCAAAAAATTCTGCTTCCAGACCCGCAGCTATGAGCCGGATGGCGTCGGCGGCTTTGTGTCCGGCTGGACGGACGGCCCGGAATTTGAGGCCGTAGAGCGCCACGACACCACCGTGGAGGCTCAGGTTGCAGAGCAGGCGGCTACAGCGTCCACCTATACGCTGCTGGTCAACACCGGTGTGCCTCTGGCTTTCCCGGACTACATCAAGCGGGTGAGCGACGGGCAGACCTTTCAGGTGACGAGTGCAGCCGATGAGGGCAACGCCCCGGCAGAATCCGGCATGGGCCTGCGGGCCGTGAAGTGCAAAAAGGCGGTGCTGCCGTGATGGGGCCGTCTGAGAGCATCAACCGGGCGCTGAACACGTTTTTCAACGGGTTTGGCATCCCGGGCTATCTGGAAGACAACATTCCACCCAGCGCAACACTGCCGTATCTGACCTATCAGCCGACAATTCCCGGAGGCTGGAATGAGTCCGGCACCTTCCACGCCCGGCTTTGGTACCCGAGTGCCAAAGGCCGGACGCCTATTTTACAGACCGAAGACAAGATAAGCGCAGCCCTTGCAGATAGCTTGACCATCGAATGCGAGGGCGGCGCTATTCTTTTGCGCACAGGCAGCCCGTGGGCGCAGCCGCTCGACAACCCGCCCGAGGGCTATCTGTGCGAATACCTCAACTTTGAGCTTACACGGCTTATCCCGTGAGAAAGGATCCTTTATGCCTGAAACTCTGGCAAAAAAGTTCGCGGTCAATGTGCTGACCCCGGATGCGTTCAAGAGCATCCCGAAAGGCTCCGGCAATCTGCTTTCCACATTTGATCTTTCCGCTCCCAAAATCGACAGCACCAATGTCGCATGTGCCACGCAGGGCGGCGTGACCATCTCCTACAGCAACAGCATGGAGGATACGCTGGCCGACATCGACAACGCACCCACAAACACCAAGCAGGGCAATGAGGTCACCGGAACCACCGCCACCATCGCCTTTACCACCCCCAACGCAAGCCCCGACGTGCTCAAGCTGGCTATCGGCACGGCTGACATCGATGCAGACGACCCCACCCATGTGGTCCCCCGCATCGAGGCTGCCCTGAAGGACTACAGGGAGCTGTACTGGGTTGGCCCTATGATCGGCGGCGGCTTTCTGGTTTGCAAAATTTTCAACGCCCTTTCTTCCGGCGGCCTGAGCCTCAAGACAGCTCACCGCGGCGGCGGCTCCATGCAGATCACTCTCACCGGCTACGCCGACCTGGAAAATCCCACTCAGGCCCCCATGGAATTTTACTCGATCGTCAAGGCCCCGACCGGGGACTAAGGAGGACATATGCGCAATATCATCGATCTCGACGGCACCGAATACCTCAAGCGCACCTATGAGTGTGCGCAGGCTTATAAAAAGTACGTGGCAGACTCCGGCGTGATGGACATTCTGGGCCGCGAGCCGGAGCTGACCGGCACAGAGACGGACGCAGAGCGGCTGGAAAAGCGCCGGGCGCAGGCTAACAAAAACGCCGTGGACATGACCAAGCTGCTTTACACGGACAAGGCAGACCTCACCCTCGGCATCCTGCCCCTGTTCGTGGTGCTGGACAAAGACGAGGAGCAGCCGCCTACCCGGGTGCTGGCCTCTGCCATGAGCCGGGCGCTCCGGGACGTGGATTTCATGGATTTTTTTCAGTCCTTGATGTGATCGGCGCGGACGGCTACCGGCGGCTGGTATCCACCATCCGGCTGGATATGCTCCGGCTGCTGGGCAAGCCGTACATCATGGAGCATATCCGCGCCGAGGCGCGCAGGCATCAGGAGGCGCAGCTTTTCCGGGACTATGTGGCCGACGCCATCGGGCAGTATCTCGGCATCCAGCCCCTTTACTCCGGGCTTGCATCCAAGCATTTCCCCCTGCTGCACACCAAAGAAGACACCCGCACGGCGGAGCAGATCACCGCCGAAAACGCAAAGGCCCTTGCAGAGCTGTGCGGAGGAGGTGAAACGCCCTGAATATCTTTAATCTGGAGGCGACTCTGTCGCTGGATGATTCCGCTTACCGGCAGAGCATCCAAAGCGTGCAGAACAGCACCAAAAAAGCTGTCACGGAGCTGGGCTCCGAGTACAGCAAGGCAGCGCAGAAAGTCGCCGAACTGACAAAGCGGTACAACGAATCGGCTGAAAAGACCGGGCACACCTCTGTGCAGACCAAGGAGCTGAAAGCTGCTCTGGCCTCTGCCCGGGCTGAACTGAAAGAGACCACCTCCGCCCTGAAATCCGCAAACAACGGCATGGAGAGCTTTGCCAACTCCACGGATAAGGCATCCGGTAAGTCTCTGGCCGGTGCTATTGCACAAGGCACGGTCATGGCGGGCGTTTTCTCGAAGCTTTACTCCGCTGCACTCAGTGCCGCAGAGGGGCTCATCTCTTCCGGTATCCAGTATAACGCCCAGCTGGAAAGCTACACCACCGGCTTTACCAACATGCTGGGCAGCGCTGAGGCGGCCAAAGCGGCCATGGACGCCATTCAGGAGGACGCCGCCCGCACCCCCTTTGATGTGGCGAGCTTGACACAGGCCAATCAGCTGCTCATCAGCGCCGGTGAAAATGCAGGTTACTCCCGCAAGGTCATCATGGCGCTGGGCGACGCTGTTTCGGCTACAGGTGGCGGCAATGCAGAGCTGTCCCGCATGTCGGCAAACCTGCAGCAGATCGCCAACGTGGGCAAGGCGTCCGCCATCGACATCAAGCAGTTTGCCTATGCAGGTATCAACGTCTATCAGGTCCTGGCCGACTACACCGGAAAATCGGTGCAGGAAGTCCAGAAGATGACCATCAGCTATGATACTCTGTCTCAGGCCCTTATCGCGGCCAGCGAAGAGGGCGGACGATATTACAACGCCATGGACACCCAAAGCCAGACCATGAATGGCCGGGTATCCACGTTGAAAGATAACGTGAGCCAGCTGGCGGGTCTTATGACCGGCAATTTGTCTGAGGCTGTCAGTACGGTCATATCAAAGCTCAATGACATGACCGTTGCCGCTATTGAAGCCTATAAGCAAGATGGCTGGTGGGGAATGGCCGGAGCAGCACTTTCTGTTATCGAGCCGATCAATGAAGTGGGGCAAGCACTTGACGGCGTAAAAGAAAAAGCCAACGCTGCACTTACGCATATTACCTATCTAATCAATTCCTTGACCGTCCCCAACTTTGCGTATAGCAGCGAAGAAGAGTATGCCGCAGCGTTGGAAACCAACGAACGCCGAAGCGAAGGAAGCCGAGAAACCGAGAGGGAACGCAGGCTATACCTTCACAATCAGCGAGTGGCTCAAGCTCAGGCAGCTGCTGCCGCTGCGGCAAGCTCTATCACTGGAGGCGGCAGCGGTGGGAGCTCTTCCGGTGGAAAGTCTGGCTCAAGGTCCACCACCGAAACGGTCATTTCGTCTATCTCAAGAACGGCTACAACTACCGCTCAGAACGCCCTCGGCACCGTGACCACCAGCATCCAGACTCTGAGCGAAAAGGTCAAGGACAGCGCGGGCAGCATCAAAGACCGCATCACCGAGACCACCACCGAGACCGGCAAGGAGATGGTCAACGGCATCGAGACCACCTATAAACAGGTGGAGACCAAGGTCAACGGCGTGGTGACTAAAACCACAAAGACGTACGACGATATGTCGAAAACGCTGGCAGCCACCCTGACCCGCACCACCAGCAAGGTAGAGGGCGGCGTGACAACGGCGATCCAGGAGGTCACCAAAAAATACGCCGACGGCTCCGAGCACATCGAAAAGACTGAGACCATCACCGAAGAAAACATCGTCGATGGAGTGGCCCAGACCACTAAAACCATCAACACCTATATCGACGGTGTGCTCCAGAATACCAAGGTTGACACCGAAGAGGCTGAAAAAAGCATCCAGGCTGCGCTTTCCCGCACCGAAAAGTATATCTCCGAGATTCAGGGGCAGTCTGACAAAGGCATTTTCGGGCTGGTGAAGTCTCTCTTTACTGACATCAAAAACAAAGACGGCAAGGCCATCGCCGGGGATGTGGTAAAGGTCATTTTCGGACAGGTGACGCAAGAGCAGCGAAACACCATTCTGAAATGGGCAGACGATGCAATGACCGCCATCAATGAGCACTACGCGCAGGGCGGCATTCAGGGGGCGCTGCAGAGCATTGCAGGCCTTTTCAGCAACGGCATCACCCCAGCGGTCAACGGCTCCACCAAAGAAGTGCAGAGCTTTGCCGCCGCCATGAAGGGCCTTTCCGGCACCGGAGGCTCTGGCGGCATCGTCAGCAGCATCCTCAAGCTGTTCGGCGGCGGTACAAAGGCTGCGGCGGCTGCCGGTGAAGCCGGGGCCGGGCAGGCCATCGCGTCCGCAGCGGGCGGAGCAGCATCTTTCTTCCCGGAGTGCCTTGCTGTGCTGGCCGTCATCGCAGAGGGCGTTGTGGGCTTCAAGATGGGCCAGAACGCCCGCGCCCGCGAGGATTCTGGCGAAGAGCGCTCTCTGGGAAGCAAGCTCCTCTCCGGCGCACTTCTGGCGGCCACCGGCCCTGTCGGCTGGCTCAGCTACTTCTTCGGTAAAAAGTTTGGCAAAAAGTCCTCGTCCTCGTCTGCTGCAGCAGAAAGCGCCCCGTCTGGCGCCATGAGCTATCTGGACATTCAGGACGCCTACTGGTACGGCAACGAGCGGGCTTTTGCGGGCTACGACTACCGCAGCGACCCCTTTACCTACAACCCCAACAACAATTCCGTTCCCAAATATCAGGCGGAGATACAGGCCCAGCTTGCAAAGCTGAGCACCGTAGTGGAGCAGTATCTGCCCGACGTGGCAAATCAGCAGATCGTGCTGGATGACGGCACCATTGTGGGTGCTCTCGCCCCCGGCATGAACGACCAGCTGGGCCATATCCAGATGCTTGCAGAAAGGGGAAACTGAGATGTACGAGATTTTTGCGTATCCCTACGGTGACCCCGAAAACAAGCTGATCGTCTATCAGCCGGGCAACCGGCAGGCTGTGGTGCTGTCGCCCAAGCTTACCCGCGAGGTGAGCAAGGGCGGCAGCCTTACTTTTACCATGCTGCGCACCCACCCCTGCTACGAATCCATGCAGAAGATGTCCACCGCTGTGGCGGTGCATCAGGACGGCAAGGAGATATGGCGTGGACGGGTGCTCAGCCACGAAGCCGACTGGCTCAACCGCCGGGTCATCTACTGCGAGGGGGCTCTCAGCTATTTCAATGATAGTTGCATCACTCCCTTCAACTACGAGGGCAAGCTGAAGGATTTTTTGGAATACCTCATCAAAGCCCACAACTCCCAGATTTCCGGCGGCAATGGCTACGAGGAGCAGACCAGCTACGACAAGATGAAAAAGTTTGAGCTGGGCAGGGTGACTGCCGCCCTCGGCGACCTTGTGGTGAGCTACGGTGACCGCAACCAGTACGGCGTGGGTGAGGACTACGGAAGCACCTGGGACATCATCAGCAAAATGGTGCTCAAGACCTACGGCGGCTACGCTTACTGCACCTATAACTCCACCACCGGCATGAACGTGCTCAACTACTGTGACCAGGCATACGAGGCTGACCGGCAGACCGCCCAGAACATCGAATATGGCGTGAATCTGCTGGATTTCACCGAAAAGACCGACACCAACGACCTTTTTACCCGCATCTGGCCGATGGGCAACAAGCACACCGTCGAAGAGACCAAAACCCAGTGGAAATACAAGTTCCTGTGGTTTAAGTGGGGCTCGACTACCGTGACGACCGGCACCCACGAAGAGCGCTACGGCATCAACGGCACGAGCCAGAGCGCCGTTGATAAGTACCTCCCGAAAAAAGGCTACAGCTGGAATCGGGAGTACGGGTGGATCCAGAACGACGAGGCCGTAAAAAAGTTTGGCGTGGTCTCCAAAATCAGGGAGTTTGACACGGACAGCAGCGACGCCACCTTTGCCGCTGCGGTGCAGGACCTGGAAAAAAACGACCTCATGACCATGAGCTATGAGGTCAAGGCTGTTGACCTTGTGGATGCGGGCTATGATACCGAGCGGCTGACCTTTGCCAGCTTTGCCCATATCATCAGCAAGCCCCACAGCATCGACGTTATCATGCTCTGCACCAAGCTTGTGGAGCCGCTCGACCACCCGGAAAAGAAGGAGTACACCTTTGGCATGACCCGGCGCACCCTCACTGACCGGGCCGTGGCAAATCTGGGCGTGACCAACGAGCTCTCCGAAAAGACGGCATCCACCAGCAGGTATGCAGGTACAACGCAGATAGACACCACGCAGGCGGGCAAAACTGCCAGCGATTTTATCGACTACGCCCCCGCCTCCGGTATGACAGTGGGCCACGCCAGCATCACGGCCAACATCCATTTCGGGACGGACGGTCTGACCTTCTCCGGCGTAAAAAACGGCACCGAGCTGCAAAGCTGGTCGGGCTCCACCTTTGCGGCCCAGACCACGAGCACAGACCTCTCCGGCTATGCGGCGGTGCTGCTCACCTACGACGGAGACGCCGCAGCGTGGGCTTCCGCCGGGGGCAGTGGCCGAGCCTTTGCAGTGCTGCCGGTGAACGGCAAGACCTACTCCATCCTCTTCCCCGGCGCTCTGGCCCAGCGGCGGGACGTCACGGCGTCCAAAAGCGGCGTGACCTTTGGCAGCGGATACCGACAGACGGCGGCAGGCGCATGGGTGCAGGATGATACTGCCTGCCGCCCTGAGGCGCTGCAGGGCTTTATGTAAAGGAGCGTGATTTTTATGGGCAAGCTCATGGGGGCAAAAATCGGCTCTCTGCACACCTTGGACGACCTCGGCCTTTACCTGTTGGTTGGCAGCCCGCTCATCTCCGGGGCTGAGCCGGACAAAAAGCTTGTGCAAGTGCCGGGCGGCGATTTCTTGCTCGACCTCACCCGGGCTGTGGACGGCAAGGTACACTACCTCCAGCGCACTATTCGGCTTGACCTTAAATGTAAGGCTCCGTCAGATGAGCGCCGCAAGGTGCAGAGCATCCTCGAAAACGCCTTGCAGGGGCAGTGGCTGCGCTGCGTACTGGACGAGGACCCGGCCAACTTCTGGGTGGGCCTGTGGACAGTGTCGCCCCAGAGCAGAGACCGGCATACCGGCACATTTTCCATCACCGGCACCTGCAATCCCTACAAGTACAATGCCACCGCCTACGCGGGCGCAGACTGGCTGTGGGACGATTTTTATTTTGATGAGGACGTCATCTATGACGAGCCTACGGAGGTAAAGAGCCTGTGAACAAAACTTTTGAAGAAAACATCAACGACATCCGCAAGGCAAAGCGGGGCGTCGAGGTGCGGGAGGCGATGGCCGAGAGCCTTGAGTATGTGGAGGGCTTTGCCTCCACCGCTACCCAAAAGGCAGAGGAGGCCGCATCCAGCGCCAAAACTGCCGCCGAGGCCAAGGAAGCCGCCGCCGCCTCTGCTCAGGCTGCGGAACAGCAGGCAGGCATTGCCACGCAGCAGGCCGAGACTGCCACGCAGCAGGCCGAGGCCGCTGAAAGCTCCAAAGCTGCCGCTGCGGAGTCTGCCAAGCGGGCAGAGGCGGCTGCCAAGGAGACCGAGGGCCGCGTCACCACCGACCCCACCCTCACCATCTCGGGCGCACCCGCAGACGCCAAAGCCACCGGCGACCGCATCAACGCTATCAAAATCGAGACCGACAAGACCCTCACCATCTCCGGCGCTGCTGCGGACGCTGCGGCTGTAGGCAGCATCGTACTGCCCCGGGTGGTGGTGCAGACGGAAGCGGGAAGCACCGTCACCGCAGTCAGCGGGGACAAAAAGGTAACTGGCACGGCCACCGACGGCAGCTTTTCTGCGGCCCTGCCCCACGACGGCGAGTGGGAGGTCACCGCCACGCTCGGCACCGGCGTGGCCACGGAGACAATGCAGGCGGAGTATTGCCGCACCAAGACCCTTACCCTGACCTACTACACCCTGACCGTCACGGTTAAGGCGGGCAGCACCGTCACCGCCCAGTGCGGGGACAAGACCGTCTCCGGCACGGTGCCGGAGAGCGGCAGCATCAAGCTGTATCTGCCCATCGCTGGCACGTGGACGGTAACGGCCACGTTGGGCGACGAGACCGCCGAGGGCAGCTTGGAGGTGAGCGAGTACAAGGACTATCCCCTTGAACTTGCATACACCCACATCTACGGCGCAAGCTGGGACGGCACCAGCACCACCAAGTGGAGCCGCACCGACGAGGCGGCAGACTTTACCGACCCGGTGCCTTACGTCGCGGGCGCAAGCAGCTATGGCAGTCCCTTTGACAACTTACAGCCCTGGGCGGGCATGGTAAAGAGCGAGCGCACCGGCGGCACGATGGTCAGCATCCCGAAATTTTGGTACAAGCTGACCCAAAACGGCAGGGGCATGAGCATTCAGATCGCCGACCGCGCGGTGGAGGGCTACAGCGTCAGCCCCGCCCACATGGACAGAGGCGACGGTCACGGTGAGCGGGACGTGGTGTACATCGGCAGATACCACTGCAACGACAGCTATAAGAGCGGCATCGGCAGCCCCAGGGCGAACATGACCCGCTCCTCTGCCCGGGCGAACATCCACGGCCTCGGCTCTGCCATCTGGCAGTGCGATTTTGCTATGAGGTTTACGCTCTGGCTGCTGTATATCGTCGAGTTTGCCGATTGGAACAGTCAGGCAAAAATCGGCTATGGATGCGGCAACAACAGCTCTCCGCAGTCGATGGGCTACACCGACAGTATGCCGTACCACACCGGTACGACCCAGAGCAGCCGCACCGCCTATGGCTACGGGACGCAGTACCGCAACATCGAGGGCCTGTGGGATAACGTGTTGGACTGGTGCGATGGCTGCTACAACAACAGCGACGGCCTGAACATCATCCTGAACCCCTCCAAGTTCAGCGACAGCAGCGGCGGCACGGCGGTGGGCGTCCCTTCCAATGGCTATCCGTCCGCTTTTGCGGTCAAGGCGACCGGCGGGTATCCGCTCTTTATCCCGACTGCCGCAAACGGCCGCGCCGAGACCTACTCGTGCGATTTCTGGGGCTTCGGCTCGTCGTACCCCTGCCTCTCCGTTGGCGGTAGCTATGGCCAGAGCGCCAACCGCGGTCTGTTCTACGTCAACTACTCCTCGGTTTCGAACACTTACGGGGACATCGGCTGTCGTCTCCAAGAACTCCCCAACGGGGGAGTCTGAGGGGGCCGCAGCCCACTCAGATAATTGCGCCGTAAGGCGCTGAACTTTTTTGGGACTGTCTGTGCATTGCCGGTGTTTTTTGTTCTCAGACCTCGTGCGATAACTGGAACTTCGACTCGTCGAACCCCTGCCTCTCCGTTGGCGGTAACTATGACCAGAACGCCAACCACGGTCTGTTCTACGTCAACTACAACTCGGTTTCGAACGCGAACGGGAACATCGGCTGTCGTTTCCTTTTTGATTTTATCCAACCTCACATTTTTACGGCACAGGCAGCCGCACACCTCACGGTGAAGATAGGCATTTTGGGAGCAGGCTAGTACACTCCGCAGGGGGCGATGGAAAGCCTGTACAGCTAAAAGGAGGTATCCCAATGAAGAGAGCTGGAAAGCTCTTTGATACGTTAATCTCAGATGATAATTTGTTGCGAGCCATCGACGAAGTGAACCGCACCCACCACTGGAATCGAGGCCACAAGCCCAACACCTGTACGGCGTGGGTGGAGGAGACCAAGGCGCAGCGGGTGGAAGACCTGCGGCGAATACTCGTCGGCGGTTTTGAGCCGAAAAAGCCCCATGTCAGCCAGCGATGGGACGCCAATGCCCGGAAATGGCGCACCATCAGCGAACCGGCGCAGTGGCCGGACCAGTATGTGCATCACGCCCTCATTCAGGCGCTGCAGCCGAAGATGATGCGGGGAATGGATTTTTACTGCTGCGGCTCCATCCGGGAGCGCGGGCCGCACCGGGAAAAGAACGCCATCCAGCGATGGATGAAGTACGACCGCAAGGGGATGAAGTACGAGTTTTGTGGCGACATCCGCCACTTCTACGACAGTCTGACCCCGGAAGTCGTCATGGCCCGGATGCGGCAGCTCTACAAGGACTGCCGTGTCCTCGACCTCATCCGGCGCATCATCCGGGACGGCGTAAAGCTGGGGACGTACACTTCCCAGTGGTTCGCCAACGCCGTCTTACAGCCCCTTGACCGGCTCATCCGGGAGAGCGGCTATTGCAAACACTACGCCCGGTACATGGACAACATGACGGCATTCGGTCCCAACAAACGCAAGCTGCGGAAGCTCCGCTTACTGGTCGAAGACTGGCTTGACGCCCACGGCCTGCAGCTCAAGGGCGACTGGCAGGTGTTCCCGGTGGCAAAACCGCAGCGCAAAGAGCCGCTGCTCCCGCCCCGGCGTGGCTATGAGCGCACCAAAGGCCGCCTGCCGGATGCCGTAGGCTATCGCTACGGCAGAGGGTACACCATTCCCCGCAAGCGGAATCTGCTGCACATCAAGCGGGCGCTGGCGCGGTATCGCAAGCGCAGGCGGCAGGGGAGGCCCATCACGCCCAGAGCGGCAGCAAGTCTGCTCTCGCGCCTCGGACAGCTCCGGCACTGCAACAATTATCATCTCTATCAATGGCTGTTTCGGGGAGAGCGGGTCGTCCGCGACCTGAAGCACGTCGTCCGAGAGCATCGGAGAAAGGAGAACCTGACGTGGACTATGTTTTTGGCACAGAGGGCGGCGCTGAAGTCCTCAAGACCATCGGCGACGCTCACACCGGTCTGACCGGCTACCACCAGCTTGAGCGGGAGTATCCCGACCAGACCATCACCGACAGTTTCCGGGTCATCCGCAAGCTGCGCAGCGCGGAGGACGCGGAGGGGCGCTGCTATGACTGGTACGAGATCGACCGCCACTACCGGATGACCGACAAGACCGGACCCGTGGCGGAGCAGCTGGCAAAGACTGCCGCAGAGATGGAGGACGCCCTGTGTGAGCAGGACATGGAATCACAGGAGCGGCTGGCGACTATCGAGGACTCGCTGTGCGAGCTGGACGCCGCCGTCAACAAGTAAGGAGGATTTCAAAATGGACAAGATCTGGGCAAACAGGTTGGTCGCCGGCACAAAAACATGGGCAGAGATGCCTGCAAGCCGCCGCCCCGGGGTCAAGCGGGAGCTGGCAAAGCGAATAGCCAACGGCGAGATCAGTGAAGAACAGTATAAGGAGATCACGGGGGAGGACTACTACAATGGATAAACTGCTGGAGCTGCTGGAAAAGCTGGTGCGGGCTCTCTTTGGCCCGGGGGACAAGCAGGATGCCGGGGAGGTAAAGCCCGCACCGGAACCTCACGAACCCCCCGGGGCAGAGGCTGTGACCGGCTGGCAGGACGGGCCGCCCTATCGCTTTGTGGATGTGAGCCGGTATCAGGGCCTTATCGACTGGGCGCAGGTGGCGGCGGCGGGCTACAAGGGAGCAATGCTCAAGACGGTGAGCACCAACCGCAGGCTCTCCAAGCGGGCAGACGGCCTGTACATCGACCCCGCCTTTGAGACCAACTACCGCAATGCCCGGGCTGCCGGGCTGGACGTGGGCGTCTACTACTACACCTACGCCACCAGCGAGGCGATGGCTGATGCAGAGCTGGCCCTTGTGCGGGAAGCGGTACGCGGCAAAGAGCTCACCATGCCGGTGGCGTTGGACATGGAAGACGAAACGCTTGCCGTGCTGAAGCCGAACGACCTGACCAACCTCGCGGCCTACCACCTCGAGCAGATCGAGAAGATGGGGTTCTTCGCCCAGCTCTACACCTACACGAGCTACGCCAACGTCCATCTGGATATGGCAAGGCTGGCCGGCCGGTGGGGCATCTGGCTGGCGGACTACACGGGCAAGACGCCCAACGTGACGTTTAACTACAACGCCCACCAGCACACCAGCAAGGGCAGCGTGCCGGGTATCACGGGCAACGTGGACCTCAACGTGACCACCATCAACTACCCGAAAATCATCCGCAAGAAGGGCCTGACCCGTCTTCGGGAGGGTGCATGAGCGAAGCAATCATCGTAGCCATTATCACCGGCGGTCTGAGCCTGATCGGCGCGATCGTTTCCAACAACCGCACCGCCCAGAGCATGGACGCCAAGCTAGACAAGCGGCAGGCGGTGACCGAAACCAAGCTGGAAGAGCTGACCCGGGAAGTCCGGACGCACAACAATTTCGCCCAGCGCGTCCCGGTGCTTGAAGAACAGATAAAGGTGGCAAACCACCGCATTGCAGACCTCGAAAAAGAGAGAGGAGAGTAATACATGGCAACGATCAATAACATTTTGGGCGTCATTCCCGCCCCGGTGGCGGCTGTGCTGATGCTGGGCGGCTTTATTTTCTACGCCCTCGGCTGCATCCGGCTGGGCTATGGCGCAGCGGTAAAGCCTCTGGTGCTTGACCTCATCGAGCGGGCCGAGCACGAGATACAGGGTACAAAGCGGGGCGCAGAGCGCAAGGCGTGGGTCGTCAAGATGCTCCGGGCCGCTCTGAGCGCCAGCAAATACGGCAGGCTCATCAGCTGGGCCATCACTGATGAGACCATCGGACGGGTGATCCAGTTTTTCTTTGACCGTGCAAAGGCGGCACTGAGTAAGGAGTAAGACCATGAGCAGCACTATATTCGAGCAAACACCGCGCTATTATTATGATCAGCGTGCGTACCCGATTTTGTGGCCCGCAGTGTGTGACCATTTTGCCAACGGCGGCAAAATGGGGCATCTCCGTGCCGTGACCGCTCGAGTGCGCAACGCCGGACAGCTGCCGCAGCCTTTTTGGCTCGGTGCTACCTGTGGCGGCGGCTCGTGTAGTGCTGCCCGCTGCGCTGCAAGGACTTGACCGACAGCAGATGACCGCCGCCATCAAAAGCGCACCGCTTGGGAGGGTAGACCGTAAGATAGCCTTACTGCGGTACGTTGAGCGGCTCCCGCTGCCGGACATTGCAGCACAGACGCATTACAGCCGGACGGCGGTAGGCTACCGGCTGAAAGGTATTGAAAAAATGCTGGATATGTGATATAATATAAATATGCTAAGTGCCTTTAGAATTATATCTTACTTAGAGGTTTAGTTCTATATGGCTCAGTCTACAGCGTAATCTTGATGGGTTCCAGCCATAATGGTTACGCTGTTTTCTTTTTGTACGATTTGTGGTATAATATACCCAATAGAACCCGCCGAGCCTCTTAACAATGCATATCATGGCGGGTCATTCAAGAGCCAACTCCGTGCTCAACGGAGAATTAAAAAAGCAGTCGCCAGATTCGGCGCCGACCAGTCTCCCGCTCGCCTACTTATAGTGCGTACCATGCGGGAGACGCAATTTTGCCACTTCGGTGGCAGGGCGATTACTCGCTCACTTATAATCCATCAGCTTTTAGGCCGGTGGATTTTGTTTTATTCTCACTAGTTCTGTCGAAACTCTTGTCTTGCAAGTCAAAACGTGATATTTTATTTTTGCTTCCAATGTGAGGCCCTTAACAGTTAAGCGCTCATGCGGATTTTTCCGTGTGGGCGCTTTTCTTTTTTGCCCTTCGTTATGCGTTCGTTGTCTCTTAACTCTCCTTAAAAAGGTAAACTGAGCGCAAAGGGAGGTAAGCGCCAATGTGGAACAAGTTCAGCCCGAACCCTCACGGGGGCAGCGTGGGTGATTGCGCCGTGCGCGCGGTAGCAGCAGCCACTGGGCAGAGCTGGGAGCAGGCCTACATTGGATTGGCGCTGATCGGCTTTGCTCTCGGCGATATGCCCAGCGCCAACCGCACATGGGGCGCATACCTCCAAAAGCACGGATTCAAGCGCCGCCTTGTCGAGGCAGACTGCACCACCTGTTACACCGTGGCAGATTTTGCCCGGGAGTATCCGCACGGCGTGTATGTGCTGGGGTGTTCCGGCCACGTTCTGGCCGTCATCGATGGCAAGTGGTGGGACAGCTGGGACAGTGGCGCGGAATGCCCGATCTACTACTGGTACAAGGAGGACTAAACGATGCCGTACAATCCATATGGCTATCAAATGCCAAACTACTACGGGCAGCCTATGCCTGACCAGCTCACGCAGCTTCGGCAGAATGCCGGGTATCAGCCGCCCATGATGAGCCAACCGACAGGGCAAAGCTCCCCATCTACGCCTCCGATCATCTGGGTGCAGGGCGAAGAGGGCGCAAAAGCCTACATGGTAGCCGCCGGGAACAGCGTGCTCTTGATGGATAGCGAGAACAGCGCCTTTTACATCAAGAGCACGGACGCAAGCGGAATGCCGCTGCCGCTCAGGGCCTTTTATTACAAAGAGCGCACCACGGCAGCTAAGATGCCCGCTCAGGCCGTCCAACAACCCGGCGGGGAGTTTGTCACCAGGGCAGAGTTTGACGCCCTGGCAGCCCGCTGTGCAGCGCTGGAAAAGCAAGAACCCACAAAACCTGAAACGGAGGTCAAGTGATCATGGCAAATCCTCTTTTTAATGCACTGGGCGGCGGCAAAGCATCTTCCACGGCCGGCCCTATGGGCCAGTTCGGCCAGATGATGCAGCAGTTCCAGCAGTTCAAGGCTAATTTTCAGGGCGATCCAAAGCAGGAGGTGCAAAAGCTCCTTCAATCCGGGCGGATGAGCCAAGACCAGCTCAACCAGCTTCAGGCAATGGCTCAGCAGTTCCAGCAGTTTTTACACTAAGTCGTAACCGTGGCCACGGTCGAGATACACTTTTTATCAAAAATTTCGAAAGGAGTACAAAATGTCTCTTTCTTCTGACAACATCGGCTTGACTATGCCGGTGCAGCCCGCCAATACCAACAACGGCAACGGCTTTGGCTTTGGCGGCGATGGTTCGTGGTGGATCATCGTGCTCTTCCTTTTCATCTTCTGCGGCTGGGGCGGTAACTGGGGCGGCAATCGCGCCGGTGCCGGCACCGGCGTCGTAGATGGCTACATCCTGACCAGCGACTTCGCCAACATCGAACGCAAGATCGATGGCGTAAACAACGGTATGTGTGACGGTTTTTACCAGCAGGCACAGCTCATCAACGGCGTCCAGCAGAACATGAGTAACGGATTCATGTCCGCCGAAATCAGCCGTGCAAATCAGCAGGCCGCTTTCATGCAGCAGCTGTTTGCTATGCAGATGCAGGCACAGGATTGCTGCTGCGAGACCCGGTCTGCTATCCAGGGCGTCAATTATAATCTGGCTACCCAGTCCTGCGAGACCCGGAACACTGTGCAGAACGCGACCCGGGACATCGTAGACAACCAGAACCAGAACGCCCGGGCTATCCTGGACGCTCTCACAGCTCAGCGCATCGAGGCAAAGGACGCCAAGATCGCGGAGCAGAGCCAGCAGCTGTTCGCAGCACAGCTTGCGGCATCTCAGGCAGCCCAGAACGAAACGCTCAAGGCCTACATGAGCGGTCAGCTGGCCTACTACAACCCGCGTCCCGTTCCTGCCTTCCCGGTTCCTGCTCCGTACCAGTACGGTAATTGTGGCACCGGATGCGGCTGTAACGGCTGCGCATAACCAAATAACGGCAACTGACTACAATTTGTAGCCTGTTCAGCCCCTGAGCTGATTTTGCAAACCAGAGCGCCGGGGCAAAAGTCCCGGCGTTTTTTCTATGAAAGGAGCCGATAAAATGGCTGAATTTAGCAACTCCAACACCGTCACGGTGGCGGCGGGTGAAAACCTTCCCCTGACCGAGACCGCCGTGAAAGCCCCCGCCTGCATCATGCACCGTGAGGGCAGCGGCCTCGTGACCCTGCGCGGCCTGACAAACCAGTGCAAAGCCCGCTTCAAGGTGAGTTTTGGCGGCAATATTGCCGTTCCCACCGGCGGCACTGTGGGACCCATTTCCGTGGCGCTGGCTGTCGGCGGTGAGTCGCTGACCAGCGCGACCGCGATTGTCACCCCGGCGGCAGTCGAAAATTACTTCAATGTTTTCGTGGCTGCGTTCATCGAGGTGCCGCGTGGCTGCTGCGTGACCGTGGCGGTTAAAAACACCAGTACGCAGGCAGTCAGCATTGCAAACAGCAATCTGATTGTTGAGCGGGTAGCATAAGAAAGGAGATAAAGTCATGCTGGATAAACTGAATCATCTGAAGGATGAGATGTGCGACGAGCTCATGGAGCTGACCGACAAAAAGAACCGCTCTCCGGGCGATGTTGAGATGATCGGCGAGATCGTGGACATCATTTTGGACATTCACCGCATCGAGGATTACTGCGAGGGCGGCGAGTACAGCCGTACAGGCGAGTGGGAAGCCGACATGCGCGGATCCTTCAACCGCGACGCCGGAAACGGTTACAACCGGGGCAACAGCTACGCCAACCGTGGCCGTCACTATGTGCGCGGACACTACTCCCGCACGGATGGCCGTGATCGCATGATCTCTGACATTGAGGACATGATGCAGGACGCCACCGGCGCAGAGCGAGACGCTTACAAACGCGCGGCAGACATTCTGCGCAACGCATAAGGGAGGAGGGCGGCAAGTATGGACATCGACGAGATCAACACCCATATCCACAAGCTGAAATGCGGATCGACGGACTGGCAGAGCGTGGAAAAACTTGCCGCCCTCTGCACCGTGAGGAATGAGCTGGAAGAAAAGCAGGCACCGGCAGAAATGCAGACTCAAGCGCTGCCTCCCGCGTCGTACCCGGCGGCATGCTCCACAAAAGCAAATCCGCAAAGCGAGTTCGTGGAAGCGGCCAGCGCCGCGCCCTTTGGAGGCTTGATGGAAGTGCTTGATGAGCACATGAGCGCCATAAAGCTTGCATACCCGAAAGAGTATGAGTTGGTCATGCGGAAGATAACCGCATTGTAAAACAACACAAAATGTGTTATTTTTACATACAGCCAAAACTTGAAAAATTGAATTTTTAAGTTTAATAAGCTAACGTAAGGCTAACAAACTTTGAATTTTTATCGATAAATGGTAAAATAAAACTGATTTTACATACAGCCAAAACTTGAAAAATTGAATTTTTAAGTTTAATAAGCTAACGTAAGGCTAACAAACTTTGAATTTTTATCGATAAATGGTAAAATAAAACTGATTTGTAATCAGTGGGTT